AAGAGAAAGTGACGAGTGATTCACCTGCAGGAGGAGTAATATTAGGTGTACTACCATAAGTAGCAGTACAAGCAGCAGAACTATTAGGATTAAGATAATAGTTAGTGGAGACAACTGCACCGGCAACAACGGCAGCAGTTGTAAAGTTTACTGGAGATGTAGCAACCAAAACTCCAGATTGAAGAATACGAGTGAAATTAGCACCGGTATTAGTGACTGCTAGTTGATAAGGTCTTAAAACATTGTCGCCATTACTAGGAATAAGACTTGTTGCAGTGCTAGAAAACCAAGGATAGCCTCTACCTAAAAGTGGAGTTGTATTAAGTGTAGTGTAAGGAGGATCAGAAAAGACAGTTCCCGCAAGATTGACCATACCAATACGTGCATTAGAACCAGTGTTAGCTGCTTCAATACGCATTTGTGAAACAGGGAAATCAAAGATAGCATGTGAATGCAAATTTGGAGTAGAGAAAAGATCTGACCATTTCTCAACATCAGTGATAGGAGCAGCTTGAATATTAGGAGGAATAACTTGGATGAATCTAAAATCAGGAGCTAACTTGTTAAAGATTTCAACGTCAATTTGATTAGTACCTGTAGAAGAGGTATTCAACTGAAGGATGACAAAGATGACAAAGTAGCCACCGATGTTATTAGGATCTGAGAAGTCATTACTCATGTAATGATACATTATAGGACGTTGATCAGGAATATGTTTTGAAATAGCTTCAAGAGTCTTAGGGTCAATAACACTATATTCGAAAGCAGTAAATTGAGCAACAGTTTTAAGAGTAGTAGGATCAATGTTAGGAGGGATACGAGCAATACCGAGCGCACCAGCGTGAAAGCCAGTACCTGCAACCTTAGCCTGATATTCCAAGCCTCCATTCCAAGCATTGAAGATACCTGAAAGGTAGGAAATGATGTTATTAGCTCTAAGAGGAGTAATAGGAATGTTTACTAGTAAAGTACCAGGAAGTTGGCTTGTTGACCAGGTAAAACGTTGTAAAGAAATATGCTGTTTCTTGAGGTACCCCATGATGTCATCTGTAGAGACATTGGCATGACGAGGTCCCTCAATAGTTGGAGCTGGACGTCCGGCAATAGCAGGAACATCAAGACCCGTAGCATCTGTACTCGAAAACGTTGAACCTGTAGCTACTTCACCAATTACTTCTGGCATGGGTGGGTTATTTCCGCCGTTCTCCATTTTGATGTATTAAATCTTAATTCTGGTTCAATTATTAAATCTGTATTATATATTAAATTTTCTTTCAAAATTGGACAATCTATATTAAAATTCGTATTAAGATAGTTTATATTATCGGTTAAGTTTAAACTTAAATTTGATTCGCTTTGTAAATTTTCTTTTGGCAATTTCGAAATTGCGAACTGTGTTAATAGTTCGCCGTACCTATTTGTTACTGCATCTCCTACTGTGAAACCAAAATATTTATGACCATAATCTACAATATATTTACTATTTAAATTAAAGTTATCAAAAGTATATTCTTTAAAAACTGTACTAATAATACGATACATTAATTTATCAGGTTTAAAGCGACGATTATCAGGATAATAAACATATTTACATTTAGTAGGATTATTATAATAAAATTCTGCTTTTTCTATTTGTTGATGTGATTTGGCTCTTATATATTCATAACAATGCATAATACTAACGAATGATCTGTCTCCAAAAATAAAATTTCTTTGATAAAGAGGATGTAAATTATGTTTGATATCAATATTAATTATTTCTTTAGTTTCAAGTTGCGGAAAATTAGAACAAAAGTAAGTTTCATAAAAAGCTTTCTCAAAAGTGGGTAATTTAGGTAAAACCATTTGATAAGTTTTAGCACACTGCAATAAATGTTGACGTGTTCGTTCAAATACTACTTTCCCTTTAAGTGCAGCTTCAGATAAACAAGTCAAAGCTGAAAGTCCTATAGTTGATGGGTCATAATGTACTGATTCTCCTCTATAATATTTATGACGTTTTGAAGCCTTACACCAATTCAACATTTTAAGAAAACAGTTATCTTCTAAAGCTCCTACTAAAAATTTTTGCTTAACTCCATTAATATTAACAGTTACATATTCAAAACTTCTTTTTAAAAATGTTAAATTATCTAAAGGTTCTATTTTTAATTCTGTTTCCTTATCTGCTGATGTAATTGTAAATCCTATTTCATTTAAAACTAATTGAATATTTTGAGGGTTATACCAAGAAAGAACATCTGGGTGTATTGTTTTAATAAGATCATCTCCGAAAGTAGCATCTGTTGTGTATTCATCATATTTATAAAATTTCTCTTGGCAATATTGTGCTGATAAAACCTTCCAAGCATAACGCATATTTAAATTCCCGGCAATATTATTCTTACCTCCAGTATCTTCTCCTCCAGACATCAAACCTCCCGGACATTCAATTATTAAATCATCTACTAAGACTAAAGGACGATTTTCTTGTTCATGAAGTTTCCTACGCATGTCGTCATCTGCTTGACACCAATTTGGATCTGTTTCCTGATAAATTCGATTGTATATTTTATGATATCTTTTCAAAAATTCTTCTGGATGAGAAGAATCAAAACCTGTATAATCACAATTCATTCCTAAATTACCAGTTCTTAATAAATATTTATGTAATTTTGAGTATTCTATAGAAGAAGCATTAATTCCTATCTTA